CTTGACATGGATCGGGATATATGTTATTATATGTGTATAAATAAGGAAAAGTTGGAGAACGATGGAACACTTCACAAAAAGTTGGTCGATTTGCTTAAACAAAAACCAAGGAATGCTTTCCGTAAGATCTCGTATGCAATTTACGAGACTGAATATGAAGATTTTGGGTTCTGCGTTGCCCTTACTAACGTAGTACAACAATACGCTTGACAAGCTACGTCAAGTGTGCCACAATAAGATATCAAGGAACGCTTGATATTCTATAAGTCAACAAGGAGACAACAAAAATGGCAATTGATATGGAACTGATGCGACGAAAGCTTGCATCCCTTCGTGGAGAAGGAAACGGAGATAATACTCCATCTGTCTGGTTTAAGCCAGACGAGGGCGATACGGATATTCGTATTGTTCCAACAAATGACGGGGATCCCCTTAAAGAGATGTCTTTCCACTATAATGTGGGCGAACATCGTGGTGGCGTTCTTTGTCCGAAGCGTAACTTCGGCGAAGGCTGTCCGATCTGCGAGTTTGCTTCATCGTTATGGCGCGAAGGCGTCAGCAACAACGATGAAGACAGCAAGAACCTTGCAAAGTCGCTCTTCGTTCGCCAACGTTATTTCTCGCCCGTGGTAGTTCGCGGTCGTGAAGACGAAGGCATTAAGGTTTATGGATATGGAAAGAAGGCTTACGAGCTTCTTTTGGGTTATATCCTTGATCCAGAATATGGCGATATTACCGATGCTCACGAAGGCACCGATATCGCCCTGACTTACACCAAGCCTACCAAGCCTGGTGCATTTCCACAAACGAGTCTAAAGATGCGTCGACACACATCCCCCCTGCTCGAAGATGCGGAATCTATACCTGCCCTCCTAGACCGCATCCCTGAGTTCGATACTTTATTCGAACGCTTGTCCCCCGAGCAAGTCGGCGCTATTCTAGATGAGCAGCTTTCAGGCGATGGTTCTGCCGAAAGTCGTTCATCAGAGACAGTCCAGTACTCCGCAAAATCAACCAATGATGTTGATAAGGCGTTTGATGAACTGATGTCCTAGAATAAACAGGCTTGGCCTAATCTAAATAGGCTTGTGGACCACCGATGGCAGACCGGGATTAAATAGTCTGCCACCTTTTTATACGGGAGGGCAAAATGAAGCCGCTGTTTATGTGGGCAGGCGGCAAAACGCGCCTACTTAAGAAGTACAAAGAGAGGGACGTAGTGCCCGAATCTTTTGATACCTATGTAGAGCCCTTTGTTGGTGCCGGCGCAATGTTTGTCTGGGCTTATGAGCAGAATCCCAATGCACGGTTTGTTCTCAATGATTATAATCCATGTATTATGAACATCTATAAAGCAATCCGTGACGATCATGATGTTTTTGTGGAGCGAATGGATAAACTATCAGCGCAGTATCTTCCGCTTGAAAAAGCAGCCCGCAAAGAGTTTTACTATGCTCTGCGACAAGAGCACGCCTTTGATTACGAAAAGTGGAGCCAAACAGAGGAAGCCACAACTTTATATTTTCTGATGAAGACAGGCTTTAACGGGATTTGGCAGATTAATAAAAACACCGGTGGTCGTTTTGGCACACCATCAGGACTTCTGAATCAGAAGGACAAAGTATATGACAAAGACAATGTACAAGAGTGGCATCTGGCGCTGCAGCATTGTAAGCTCATGACTGGCGACTTCGGAGAAACCATCGGAGAGGTAAACGAAAACTCTTTTGTTTTTCTTGATCCTCCGTACCGAGGATCTTTTACGCAGTATGGTGTTGATTTTGATGACGAAATGCAAAATCGTGTTATTAACTTTCTAAATGACTCGACAAACGCCGGCGCATATGCTATAATGTCAAATAGAGATGTGGGAGATGGCTTCTTCGAAAGCCGCACCGGCAACAACCGTTTGATCTATTTTGATGTGACATATACTGCCGGTCGTAGAAAGAAGAATGCAGATGGAACACATAGCGCCAAAAAGGCTAGAGAAATTTTGATGATCGGAAGAGGGTAAATGAAGACGCCACTCCGCTACCCAGGCGGCAAGTCGCGCGCAGTAAAGCACATTCTGCCGCTTATACCTGAAGACTGTGGGGAGTTATGTTCCCCTTTTCTTGGGGGAGGGTCAATCGAGTTAGCTGTCGCAGAACGGGGCACACGCGTGCATGGTTATGATGTCTTTGAGCCCTTGGTGTGGTTTTGGCAAGCACTGCTATCAGAGCCCGACAGGCTTGCGGCTTTATGTGACGATATGCGAGTATGGAATCCAGAATATATACTGAGAGAAGCGCCTGTGCGAGGGTTGCCCAAAGAAGCTTTTATACGTACACGCGAAAAGTTACGTAGCACGACAAAGTATTCATTAACTGCCGCAGCAGAGTTTTATGCTATTAATAGAAGCAGTTTTTCAGGTGCTACGTTTAGTGGAGGATTCTCCAAAAGAGCGTCTTACGCTAGATTTACAGATTCCTCGATTCAGCGTCTTAAAGATTTTAAAGAGACTAATCTGACTGTTGGGTGTGCCGATTTTAAAGATTCTATAATACGCCACCCAGATGCGTTTTTGTATCTGGATCCCCCTTATTTATTAGGAAAGGATAAGAATAAGCTTTATGGAGACAAGGGAAGTACACATATGGGATTTGACCACAACGGGCTTCATGAAGTCTTGTCTGGTCGAACAGGGTGGGTGCTCTCATATAATAATTGCCCAGAGATTCAGGAGCTATATAAGGATTATGAGATTATAAATGCCGAGTGGGCATATGGTATGAAGAATGTTGGTAAAAAAATCATGGGCTCCTCATCTGAAGTACTAATTATAGGGTGATGAAAATGAAAGCATTAATGGAAGGGTTTTGTCGTTATCTGGCGGAAAATACCGAGATAAGAAACATAAATAAAGCACTCGAATTTCTTTCGGCTTTTGATGTGGACATAGAACAAATGAGTAACACAACGTTGCGCGTTCGCGCTGATGATCGAGAAGAAATGCAACGACTCATAGCACCGCAATTAATTGAGATGGGTTATGAATGGGAGCCTAATGCTCCAAGTGCCGGCTTTGGTCGTTTTGCGTTACGCGATAGAGAGTTTGGAAGTGTCTATTTACTGATGAAACCCAGGGCGCGCCGAGCAGCTGGTGTTGGTATTGATTATGAAACCAGAGTCGCGAGTGTTTTACAAGAACTCTTGCCTGATTTTAATATAGAAACAGCCGGCTTTGGATCTGGTTCTGATCTTTCGATTTCACAAAATAATAAAGAACTCAAATTAGAACTTAAGACCAGTTCCGGCGCAGATTTTGGTCAATTTAGATTAAAGTATAATATGGAGCAAGGTGTGTGGTCACCCGTTCAGACAAAGAAATTTATAGAGAACGCAGACCTCTACGGAGGCATTTTTACTCAAATCCTTGAACCCAACCTAAGAAATAAACATATCAGTGACCCCGAGACCCCTCAATACAATAAGCGCAACGAACACATTGTTGGTCTGCGCCGTATGACGGGCACCCGCAATCAAAAACTCTCTCTCCAGGCTGCATGGTTTGGGGATAAGAGCGACATGAAGTTACAGATTGACTCAGCGCTCGTTCAAAATTACTATGCGCTGAAAGGTGATGATTTGATCCAAATTCAAGGAAAGGGAGTATATGCCCTGACAGCAAAAGCGCAAGCAACGTTTGGTATCCCCCAGCTCAAAGACGAGATTAGGGCATCACAAGTAAGATTTAGAATAAAACCCCATAGCGGACCTGATGGTGTGCATAGTTTTACAGCCGCACTTAAGGTTTCCCTCACGCGATCACCTTTTGCGTTGGAAGATCCTCAATTTTTAGAGAAGATCGAAAATTATTTAATTAACTAAAAAACCCTTTGCATATCGCATGCGATTGTGTTATAATGGGTTATACTAAGGAGAGCAGAATGGCACGCAAAGCCAAAACTAAGCCTGGAAAGGTTTCAATGCAAGATCTAATGAGTCTTGTCAACAAGAAAGCTGGTGTTACGGTCGCACACGACCTCACAGGCGAAAACCCGACAGAGGTCAAAGAATGGATTCCTACCGGCTCGCGCTGGCTGGATAGTATTATTAGTAAAGGAAAGGTTTCAGGAATTCCTGTAGGTAAAGTTACAGAAATTGCTGGTTTAGAATCAACTGGAA